GTGTTAACAGAAATATGGATGTAACTCCAACTGCAGCTGACGTTTACACCTCTGTGTCTGGAGCGTTTCCTGGTCAAGAGAGTATTTCTTTTACTGTTGTCCTAGACAGAACAAATGACATGGCATGTATACGCGGTCAGTCTGGAAATTTGAAAGAGTTTACATCTTTCTATAGTAGTGGGAAACACCCATTAGCTGGTAATACCCCAACAATTGAGGAACAAATAGAAGAGCTCTCTCGTATAGGAACAATGCACGATATTGAATATCTTTTAAAAGCTATTAATGGCGATGGGGTTAGTACAGAAAACCAACCTGGTGGTTGGACAAACTTATTAGGTAAAAAGACAGCAGATATTGGATACCTACAACCTTCTCTTCTTGCTTTTGAATTTGGCGGAGACCCTTTAGACCCTACTAACCAAAGCGCACTATCTTACGTGGGTTGGATTAGTTCTTTATCAATAAATCACACAGCGTTTACTGAAGGCATGGTGCCAATTAGAAGCAACGTATCAATTGCCTTTGATTGTTTCGCTGGTTCGGCAATGGTATAGGAGTAGACGTGTCTATATTTGCAGGCTCTCGATATGAGTATTCAACTATTGATTTTTTCTCAGTAATTGCAGGTGAATCAGAAAACCCTACCGTGTTCTATGAGTTTGACGACTTAGGCCTTACCTCGTATCAAAACCACAGATATTTATCTGGTGAACGTCTAGACCAACTTGCATATCGTTATTACAGCCGTCCTGAAATGTGGTGGATAATTGCTGAATACAACCCACAAATTGACGACCATGAAAATATTCCTAATGGAACAATATTAAGGATACCTAGTGTCTAATTTTATATCTATTAAATTTCCTAATGCGTCTGTAAATCCAACATACGTTTATTCATTAACCCTACATCAAAAGTTTTACGAACATGAAATGATTTCTATGACTTTTAAAGATTGGGCATACTCTTTTGATAATGTTAAACCTGGTACACCAGTTGAGATTGTGCTAAGGTCAGCAAAAGATAGCAGAGACTTTTATGGATACGTTCACCACGTTGAAGCAGATAAAACTCCAGGAAAAGATTTTGTTACTGTCCACTGCATTGGCGGCTCATTTCCTTTAAAACAGTCAAGTCAGTTGTCATACAAAAATGTAACAGCAAATATGGTTGTAGAAGAGATAGCAAAAAAACATGGACTTGTTGCTATTGCAGAACCTCATCCACGCATATTCCAACAAATAGCTCACCCAGGACTAACGGATTGGCAAATGCTTGTAAAACTTGCAAAACAAGTTGGGTGGGGGCTTCGCTCAGAAAATACAGAAATTTATTTTCAACCACTATTAGAGGATTATAAGACGTACCGAGCTCAGGCTCCTAAGTTCTTTCAAAAACCTGTCGGTCACGGGTTTGGTGGTATTTATAGTTTTACTCCAATTATTGGAGACTCTATAAATTACGATGGCGACGTTAAAGCTGCAGTTGCTATAGGTGGTGTAGACAAGACTACTAAGTCCGCATTAAAAACCACTAGACAAAAAAGACGCAAGGTAACCAGACGCAGAACTCAAGATGAGTTTTTTGATAGATACAACACTGATGCCGTTGCTCCTAGCCTTGAGATTATGGATTACGAAGCTGAAGCAGCGGAATTAAGAAACGCATTTCCGTACAGAGCCACGGTTAAGGTTATTGGACAAACACGTTTAAGACCAGGAATGCCAGTGTACCTAGGGAACCTTGGTAAAGACTATTCTGGTTTTTGGACCGTGCTTGGTACAGAACATCATTACGAAGAAACTCAAACAAGGGTGTATACCTATACAACTACACTAACTGTTGGAACTGACTCTCTTGGTGGAGCAGTTCGTTGGGATGACGGAGAGACAATTGAAGCTCCAGAGGCAACCGTAAAAAGAGTAATTGTTCCTGGTAAAAAACAGACTAGACAAAGACCAAAAACAAAACTAGTTAGAACAGGTATAAAAATTGGACCTCAAACTAAAGGCAGTTTTGGAAAAATACAAAATAGGCCTAAAATAGTCAGTGCCAAAAACAGCACTGCTGTTTGGAAGACGGGTTCTAAAAACCTATCTAAATCTAAATCAACTAACCCAGAAAAGAAACGTTCACCCGTCATAGCGGCTAGGGTACAAAAAGCAGCAGCGAGGGCCAGATGAAAAACTATAACGAAAAGTTTTACGGTCTATATGAAGGCATTTGCTCAGACGTAGATGACCCAGATAAAGAAAACCGTATTAAGTTACAGGTGCCGCAGGTGCTTGGTGAAGACATTACCGAATGGGCTAGACCCTGCCTTCCTGTAACCTCTAATAGCAACCACCCAGACCATAAGAAACATTTAGCATCTGAAGTTGCAGCTTTGTTACAGGCTCACGCTAATCATTCTGAAACTATTGGAACTACAAGTAATAGCGTTCCTGGTGTTACTGGTGGCGGTTCTCACAGTCACTCTATTACTATTAACCTTGCTCACACCAACAACCACACTGGTAAGAGCCCAGACACTACATACTTTTTAGACCACCCACACGAGACCGACCCTGATGAAGACAATAAGCACAACGATGACCAAGAGATAACCACGGACCAACCACACCACACCCCACACAGATTGGTGCCAAAGATTGGTCAAAAAGTATGGGTTATGTTTATTGGTGGGGACCCTAACTTTCCAGTATGGATGGGAGTAGAACTTTAATGGAAACACCAGCAGCAATATCTTTGCCCTTTTCATTTAACTCTAACGGCTCATTGACCGTTAGCACAGACCCTAAAAAAATATGGCAAGACCGAGTAACTATTGCGGTCATGACCTACTTTGGAGAAAGGGTGATGCGCCCTAACTACGGAAGCGGTGCAAAAGGTGCGGTGTTTGAAAACGCTGATACCGCTAAATCTGTTATTAACGAGGCTGTAAGCAAGGCATTCTCAGTATGGCTATCTCCGCTAAAGCTTACAAACATTAAATACAGGTACGAGAACAACCAGGTTGATAGCTTTGAAGTGTTTTATACATACGGCGGCGGCGGTATAGCAGAGAGTGTAACTATCAATACTGCTATCCTAAGCAGGGCCGCAGAACAGGTACTGGAGGTTAGATAATGTCAGAACAAAACTATATCCCGCAGGTTGACTATACCTCTAGGGACTACGCAGCTCTTAGGGAAGACTTAACTGAGTTAATTCCTTTCTTTGCTCCGCAATGGACAAACAGAGACCCGTCTGACTTTGGCATGGCTATCTTAGAGTTGTTCTCCTATGTAGCTGATGGTCTACATTTTTATATAGACCGAACAGTAAATGAGTCGTTTATTGATACTGCTAGTCAAAGAGAAAGCGTGCTGCAAATTGCTCAACTGTTGGGATATACACCAACAAAAACTACTCCTTCTGCAGCATTGCTTACTTTTCAAAATTCGACAGCTAGCATCATCACTGTTCCAGCTAAAACAAAAGTTGCTGCTAACGTAACTAACAACGGCGTTGTAACACAAGTAATTTTTGAAACAGACTCTGCTGTTCAAGTCCCAGCTAAAACTTTAGGTACTAATGGTTCTGCTACAGTAACCGCTACACAAGGTGAAACTGTATACGATGAGGTTATTGGAACATCTGACGGAACAGCAAATCAAGAGTTTGAGTTGTCAGAAAGCCCAGTAATTAATGGAAGTATAACTATAAATGTTAACGGTGTTATCTATACCGAAGTCCCATACTTGGTTGACTACAGCGGTTATGACCCAGTGTTTTCTACTTATACAAACTCTGAAAAAACAACTTTTATAAAATTTGGAGACAGCATTAGTGGACGCATCCCGTTAAACGGAGTGCAAATGACTGCTACTTACAGAGTTGGCGGCGGTCTTTCTGGAAATATTCCAGTTAACACAATTAAGTTTATTAAAACAAATGCGGTAGCAGGATTATCAGTTAACAACCAAGATGTTGGTTTAGTATCTGGAGCCGCTGTTGGAGGAGCTGACGAAGAAGCAACTGACTCTATTAGAGTTAATGCTCCTAAATCTATTAGAGCATTAAACCGTGCAGTTTCTCTTTCAGATTATGCTTCTCTTGTAATTCAGGTAGCTGGTGTTGCTAAGGCCGTATCAACAGCCGACGTGTACAGCAGCGTTACTGTTTATTTTGCCCCATACGGTGACAGCGGTCTACAAAGCGACGGTGTTACTTCTTCCCTAGTCTTTAATAATTTAAAAACAGAGATTGAAGAGTATTTAGTAGATAAAATTCCTGCTGGAACTACTGTTACGCTGCAACCGCCGTCATACGTAAATTGTACAGTTGTAGGAAGTATTATTGTTCTTCCAACATATAGACAAGACCAAGTTAAAGCTGCTGTTGAAGATGCGGTACGAGAGCTATTTGCTTTTGATAACGTTGTGTTTAATGACTACATTGGTTATACAGATGTATTAAAGACTATTGACTCTGTAGAAGGCGTAAGCCGAGCTAACCTACAAAAGCTTGTAAGAACTGCAAATGACCAAACATTTACTATTAATAATAAAGCACTTAATAATAGTGTGGCAACCCTTACGACTTCCGTAAACCATAATATTACTGTAGGTCAGGTTGTTAACGTGACGGGCGTTGATAGCACGTTTAATGGAATCTTTAGAGTCACTGCTAAGACTAACAACACATTTTCTTTTGAGTGTGTTGCTACAAATGTTAGCTCTACCGCAGCTGTTGGTTCGGTAACTGTATACGAAGTTAATGACATAGAGTGCGCTAAGAGTGAGCTACCTCAACTATCTAGTCTAACCATTGCGGCCTCTGGAGGTATTGTTATCTAATGGCACGTTACGGTCTTGATTACTATAGCGCTAAAAGTTTTCCTTTAAGCTATTACGGTCCTGACTCCCCAATTAGCTTTACTGCTGAAGACTTTTTTGGTCAATCTGTGGGATATGGTCAGGTAAATCTTACCTGGATTACCCCTACTGGAGCCTGGGCTAAACTTCGTATTGTAAAAAACAAATACGGGTACCCAATTAACATTAATGATGGTCAAACTATATTTGAAACTACTAGAGGTAACGACCCACAGTTTTACTTAGATGTAAATAGACCAAACGAACCTAAGGTATTTTACTATTCCGTTTTTGTTTTTGAAACTACTCAACTTTCCTGGGTGTTAGCTGGAAGAACAACTGGTTTATCTGTTTATAACTATGGAACACAGACCCGTTTGTACGACTATTTGCCAGATGTGATGAAGCTCGTGTCACCATACTCTGCTGGTTCTAGCACAGACAACAAAGACCTAAAAGACTTTTTATCTGTATTTGGGTTTAAATTTGACTATATTAAATCATTAGCTCAGCTATCTAAAGAAAAATATAATACGGAAAAAACAGTTGGCACTCTTATTCCACCGTTACTAAATCAATTTGGTGTTACCTATGAACCTGAGATTGGTTTTGAACGTTCAAGGGTTCTTCTTAGAGACGTTTTGCTTATTGAAAAGACTAAAGGCAGCCGTGACGGATTAAAGAGTTACATAAAGGGGTTTACTGGTTGGGGGGTTCCACAACCAAACGCAACCACACCAAACCCATCTGTAGAAGGAATAACCTTAAGTCACAATATAATGTTGGATTACAACGACTCTTCTTTTGAAGAGGGTATTGGACACTGGACTTCTCCAAACTCTTCTTCTTTGCTTTTTCAAATTGGAAAAAAAGATATATCAGCTGTATCTATAGTCTCTAATCAAGCTCGTTTAAAGATTGGTACCCATGGGTTTGGAGTTGGACAAGAAATATTTATATTTAACTGTCCGTTTCCTATATTTAATAGTCCAATAACCACTAAGACTATTACAGCAGTAGATACAGACTCTATATATTTTGCACTTACCGCAGCAGACTTTCCATTAAGAAGTGCTTATAACTTTACAATTGAAGAGTTTCCTTACGTTGTTCCTAATCCAAATCCTTGGGTGGAAAACACAACTCCAGCTCTTTTTCCAAATAAACGAAAAGGAATTTTAGCTGTTAAAAACGCTAATGCAACACAGCCCGCAGAAATTTATATTTCCTGTGGAGACGCAAAACCTGTCACATTAGGTATACCTGTAAAAACTGGTATTGAATATACTTTTAGTGGATATACAGCATCTAGTGGAACTGGTCGTTCTATACAGGCAGCTATTAAATGGTACGACAGATTTGGCGCGTTGATGTCTACCTCTACAGGCAATAGCGTAACTAACTCTACAAACACTTTTAGCGCTAGGCCCTTTGTAACAGACCGTGCGCCTACTCGTTTGTTCTTAAACGCTATTACTAAACCAGGAAGTGGGTACGTAAACGGTTCTTATCAAAATGTGCCTTTAGTTTATGTGTCAGGAAAACAACCAACAATTGTTCCCTTAGCAAATATCTTTGTTGACAACGGGGCAGTGGCGTCTATTTCTATTCCTAACGGTGGAGCTGGTGCTGATACAACCACAGTCTTTACTGTAAGTAACACTAACCTTGGTGGAACTGGCTTTGGTTTTGAAATTACTGTCCAAAGATGTCAAGAGTGTTATTACGCGGTTCCTCAATTTGTTTTGTCTTCTGTAGGTGCTGGAAACAGCAACGAGTATCACTACTTTGATGCTTGCCAATTTGAACAGGCAGCTTCAGCGACTTCGTACGATGACGCTAGAACCGTTCACCTTACACTAAAAGCCAACCGCATTAACGAGCTATTAAATCCTAGGTTTGAGTCACCCTATACCCCTTGGTCTGTAACCAACTCTACGGCTACAGTTGTTAGTGGAAGCGCGGAGCCTAACCTAGACTCCTACCAAATTACATCTAAGGTAGTAAATGGCGGGGTTGCAACTTTGACTACAGATGTAGTTCACACATTTAAATCTAATGACTCTGTTGTTATTGAGAATATGGGTGCTCCTTTTGATGGAGTAAAAGTTTTAAACTCTGCTGGAGACAATGTTCTTTCTTTCCCTGTTACTGGTGGAAACGTATCAGCTACAGTTACCACAGGTCAGGTTTACAAATCTGGAAACTCCTTGCGGGTTACCTCTACTGGTACATCTCAAGTATTAGTTAAGTCAACTACAACTAGCGCCGACCTAACCAGCATTCACTATCCAGATACAGCATATAGTTTTAGTTCTTATGTAAAAGCTGGTCAGGTTGGTGTGTCGGTTTCTGCGGTAATTGTTTGGTACAACAGCAGTAAGACTGTTATATCTACCTCTCAAGGAACCTCTAGAGCCGCCACAACAACTGGGTGGGTGAGGCCTTCTGTAACCGCCATAGCTCCGTCTAATGCAGCTTATGCACACGTACAGCTGGTGTGGGAACCCGCAGCTCCTGGAGATATTATATATACAGACGCTGCTCTATTTGAAAATAGCTTCTTTGTATTAGATTACTTTGACGGTAGCACTGGATTTAGCTCAACAGCTGAGCTCTTCTGGGAAGGCAGCACCCCTAACGCTGGGCGCAGCCACTACTACAAGAACCGAGTCTCTATTGAAAAGCGACTTAATGCGGGTGCGCTTGATGAGTATGTTGGACTGGGGGCATCGTACGCCGTTTACCTGGCACAGCCAAAGACGTAGTAGGATAGCGGCATGCTAGACCTGATATTGATTGGTTGTTTTACGGGATTTCTATTGGCGACAATAGAGCCGTTAATTTCTATTCTGAGTATATTTATCAGTAATAGGGTTATGAACGCTATTTCCTCAATTCTTTTTTCAAGCATTGCAACATGGTTAGTTGAAGTTTCAACTATCAAAGGTTTTATTCTGTATGCGGTAGCGGGAGCTTTCCTAGGCTCTGCCCTATTAGCAGCAGTTGAACGTGTGGCAACTTATCGCCCCGCCGTTGTGCAATCCCTAAGAGAACAGTAGTATCAGGTCTCCATACAAGGAGGACCTATGTCTAAATATTTTGTAATCGTTGCTGGTAACGGCACAACTAGCAGAGCAAACATAGAAGCTCTGATGGAAGATTATTACTATGCAAACGGTGAGGGTGGAACTCTTCTTCTTCCTTACACTAATAAACCGTCTCAAGGCCAAGTTTTTGCTGCACAGTATGCAAAAGATAACGGAAAAGATATTGTTGTCTTTGCTCTAGAGGGGGCGTCTCACGACAGCATCCCATCATCTAGTGCTGTACTAACTACTGAACCTTTTTCTTCCGCTGCAGATGAGGCAAAAGGAAATAACCCATCCGCCTTTATTTTGTGGGCAGATGAAGACGGTGACTCACAAGTAATACTTACCCACTGTAGAGATGCAAACATCCCATGTTTTGATTTAACTAATGGTCTTGGGCCTTTGACCGCAACTCAAGACGCGGTACCTATTGTTACTCCTGTTGTACCTAAACAAGAACAACTTCCTATTGCTGAGGTAGAAACCGAAGAAGAGGACGAAGAGGAAGAAGAGGACGACGAGGAATATGAAGAGGACGAAGAGGAAATAGAAGACCTAGACGGCCTTTATGAGGGCGTCGAGGCGGTGGCTCGAATCTTTGCTAGAGTACTAATTGAGGAGTGGAATAAGGCGAATGAAAAACCTAAGCCCTAAGGCCCTAGGCCTGCTGGTACATATAAACCGATATGGGGCTGTAAACGGAGCTGAGGGCCTTGCAGAGGCCTTTGGTACTGGGGTTAAGTCCGTCCGTACAGGACTTACGGAACTCCGCTCTAATGGCCTTATAAGCCTTTCTAAGGGGCGTACAGGCAACGGTCATTACTGGTCTGAGGTTTTAATCACGGAGGTTGGTCAGGCTGTGATAGAACGGTATGCCGAAATGGCACACGGACGGAGTGCCAAAAAGGCACCCCGACGGAGTGCCAAAACAGGCAACTACATATCACCGAATAGCCACTCAGCTAAT